GTTTTTAATAGGTCTATATAGTACTGCCATAGCCCTGTGTATGTTTTCCCAATCGCCTAGATAGGTATCAAGGTCTATATATTCCCCCAAACTCATATCGTCTAAATCGGGAATAAACCCATATTCAACACCGCCCATTTTAAATCGTTGTACAAGTTGAGGAATGCTTTCAAACATTTCAGTCAAGATGTTTGTAATTAAAGCTACATCATTAACCCTCATCTTTAATACTTCTGGTAATTTAATACCGCAAAATATTTCAATCATTTTGGAAGTTAAAAACTTCTCATCTGTGTTGTTCTCTTGTATCTTTAGAAACCTTTGATATTGGTCTAAAGTAATTTCACTTAAATCGTTTGGTATGATAACTTCAATCTTCATACTTATATAACGTATTTTAAACGCAATTTTTGAAACAAAAAAAAGGTAGCCAATTACGACTACCTCTTCAAACTCAATTAACAATAAACTATAATGAAAAAACTCTTATATACTATCTATTAAACCTGCAAATAATAAAAACGTTTGTACTAATAAAAATGCTGCTGCATAAAAAGTTGCTAACCAGTAAATATTGTTTTTGTCTTTCTTTAAAAATTTCCGTATCATATCTATTTTAAATTATAAAATTCTAAAGCTGCCTTGTGTGACAATACTTGCTTTTCAATTTCTTTGTCGTAGTTGTTTATAATGTAATCTATTCTTGAATGCATTTCTTCCTTTGTAGATTCTCCAAAAGATTTTAATTGCAAATCCCTTAATAAATTTTCATCATCACAATAATATGCACTTGCTTGTTTACCATTCCAAGTAGTCCATTCTTTGTAGTAATAACTTATACCTCTGTATTCCATTTTGTTCTGTTTTAAAATAAATCTTGTAAATTAAACGCTTCTGCTAACTCATCTATCGCATCGTCTATATTCATTATTGCAGTGTCAAGCGCACTCATTTTATCTTCGTGTATTTCACAGGCTTCGCTTTCGTGCCATTTTTCTGAACGCTCGTCCATAGCCCATTCCATACTTTCAAGCTTTTCTTCTAAAACTTCTTTTAACTTGTTTAACTTTACTAAATTTGCTTTCATTTTGTTTTGTTTTGAATTATTTATAGTACAAAGATACACCTTTTTTTTAATTAACAAAACTTTTAATAACTTTTTTTAGTTTTTTTTCTATTTCATTGTGTAGATGAATAGTTTTCAAATCTTCTTCGTCTATTGTAAGTTTTATTGTGCGTTGTTTAAAACAATTCTTTTTAGTGTTGTATATAAAAGGATATATCTGTTCGTCAGTAATTGCTGAACCATAAATATACTTATTTTCTTTCCTGTGAATAATTACTTTTTGTATCATAGTTGAAAATTAAATAGAATCCTCCCAAGTCCTCTATACTTTATAAATGCTTTTTTTGGTTTTGATATATGTGTAGATTTTAATATATATCTGCATTTCTAAATATATAACGTATAAAAAATGATAATATACAAAATATACAATACTATTTTCTTATAGTAAACAAACCTACTATAAGTTTTTCTTATATTGCTTTAAAGTAAGCTAATGCAACCTCGTAGGCTTTTGATAGTTTTAAGAACTGGCTCGGAGTATTAGGCTCGCTTATTCGTATATTAAAACCTTTTCTAACTTTAATATAATGCTGAACCAAATGTATCATATCTTGGTTTGTCATCGTATTGCGTAACGTCCTCTATTGGGATTTTGTAGTTGATAGCTTATTGCGTATCTAATCGCATCTATAATGTGGTTAAATTTATCTACTGGCGTGTTTGATTTCTTTTCTAACCAACTATAATTGTTTAACTCTTTGATGAGGTTTATACTATCTTCGCTTACTATTAAATCGTAGTCTTGTAATAAGCTAATACCATACGTTATACTCCCTTGTCCTTTTATAGCTGCTGTAAGGTTGCAGCCTTTTCCTTTAAGTTCGTTTATCAATCTTGGTTCTGCTGAATCTCCAATGATTAAATTTGACTTTGCGTGTTTTAAATTTAATTGCGCAATTTCGCTCGTTGTAAGGCTAGGTAAGTAAAAGCATTCCTTTAGATAAATAACCTTGTTAGAAACGTCTATATTGGTTTGTACAAGTGTTGTAGGGTCTGAACTAAATCCGTAATCTTGACCGTAAACAGATACGCCCACTTCTTTGAACTCGCCTATCTTCCAATTACTAAAGATAACGCCCTCTGCTTTATTTAACCAGCCACCTAGTATTTGATGATTGTATTTATTCGGTCTGCGTTGTTTAATCGTTTCTATTTGTTGTAAAAAACTTTCCGATAGGTTTTCCTTATTATCTTCGTATGTTGTATGTATGTACGTTATATTGCCTTTAGTAACGTTGCTGCCCTCTTGTACACCTTTTGATTCAAAGAACCTATTATATATCCAATGCTCTTTTGTGGTTGGGTTTAATATAAGAATAACCCTATTTTGTTTGAGCATATTCCTAACAGACAAATCTATTTTATCAAATGTATCTTCATTGGTAAGTTCTTCTGCTTCGTCCAATACAAACGTTGTAACGCCTTGTAATGACTTTAGGTTTGCAGTTTGGTCACCGCTTGATGTCTTTATACCTTTAAAGATTATCTTGCTTCCTGTACGCTTATTTACGATCTCATCTTTAGTGATATGGAAATCGCCAAATATATTAAGCAATTCTAACTTTTCAATAAATTCTGGTATAATAGAAACGTAAGCCGAAGTAAGCGTATAGCGTGTAAACAATATAACGTGTCCTGCTTCGTATGTAAGCAAAACAAGTAATAAGGTTAATGTAAAAGACTTCCCCGAACCACGTCCACCAGTAACAATAAAATAACGACTATCAGATTCAGTAATTGGAGAATACTTATTGTGTATCTCTATCATTTGAACTTAATCAAATCCTTGAAGTTTATATTCAATCCCTCGCTTGAATTTATATCAACCGATTCTTTTGGTTTACCATATCTATAATTAAAGTATAAAGTCATAGCACGTTGGTCTCCCTCTTTGATTTTCTTACCTAACATTTGTATAACCTCATCGCTATCAATTAAGTTATCCAGTTTCTCAATCAATTTAGATTCATCAGCTTTTTTAGGTCGTCCTGCTCCCTGTCTTGCACCACCGTTGTTCTTACGTTTATCCATAATAGAAAAAATATTGTTTATTCAATCTACTTATATAACGTAATTATTTAGCGTTTTTGTACTGGTATCTTTCTTGTAGTGCGTTTATTTCATCTAAATAGTGATTGACTAGTTTTTGATTGCCCTCGTCTTTATAGTAATCTAATTCGCCAATGAAGTAATTTAATACTTTGTCAAATGTTGTTTTTCTCATATTAAAATAATCTTTGTTGTGATTGATGTTGTTCTATTCGTTTCATAGCAGCTTCATAATATTCTTTGTCAAGTTCACAAGCTATAAGGTCAAAACCTAAGTTGTGACAAGCTATGGCTATGCTTCCGCTTCCGAGATGTGTGTCAAGTATCTTATCGCCCTCTTTAGCATAGTTCATTAATAACCATTCGTATAATCTTATTGGTTTTTGTGTAGGATGATATTTTTCTTGTGCAGATGTATTCCCCTCTAAATTGCCATAATAACGGTAACTAAATTGCTTTGCTACCTTGTTGAAACTTGTGTAGGCTAATTCTCCATCAGCAAAATTGGGAACAGGGTTACCTTTAAACCAAAATATAAAACCCTTACAACCATTTTTCCATAAATAAGGAAAATAATTACCACCCCAAACTATTTGGTTTTTACTTACTCTTTGTAACTCAATAAAATATTCATCTGTTGGTATTTCATCATCCCAATTACTTTGTTTGTACTTATTGGCTTTATACCTTTTTCCATTACTATCTTTATTGGTTCTGTTAAACTCTCCAAACCCAATACCATAAGGAGGGTCTACAATAGCAAGGTCAAAATAATTATCTTCATACCTTGCCATTAGTTTCATATTATCTTCGTTTGTTATCTTCATCTTATCTTGTTTAAAATGTATTCTAATACTTTTATATCTTGTTTGTGATGCTCTATAAGTGATTCGTATTGTTCTTCTGTTATAAAGCCTATTGCGTTTTCTTTGTCGCTTTCTGTTTGTTTTAAATCTATTTTGCGCATTGTTAATTGTGCGTCTATTTTGTTTATCGCTCTTTGTTTCATTATCCAAATATTATTGCGTAGATTCCGTAAATTGTAAGTCCTATATAAAACAATAG